AGGAACGGAATAGTCACTTCGTCAGAGATAGAAAGTGAAAACCTTCGGACGGTACTGGATGCACTAAAGAACGCAGGGGCAACGACTGAGGGCAATGGCGCGGTTACTTTCTCGATGTATGGTCATACGGGTATTAGCCTCCGCAACATCGTAAACTTCTTATGGAGTAAGCAGGGCCTGATACAAAAGTCGCTTGGCTGGCAGAAGGAAATAGTCTCCACTCGATTTGTCAATGACCTTAACGCGGCTTCAATGGATACAATAGAAGATTTTGGTAGAGTTGCAAAGTGCGAAAGCGAATTAGAGTTTGACCTAGTCAACAGGACTATAGGTTTTAGTTTTTCAAACGCGAGCTTGGACTTTGAAGAGGTTCTTGCCTTTATAACACTCTGCTGGCATCTAAACGAACAAGCCATGAAGCAGAAGTTTACTTTAAGCAAACAGTCGGAGGTTATTAACGATAAATATGCCTTTCGGGTGTGGTTGATCAAATTGGGTTTTATCGGTGCAGCATACAAAACTGAGCGTAAGTATCTCCTGAGTAAACTAGATGGGTGTTCAGCGTTTAGAACACCAGACGCACAACAGGCAGCAGAAGCAAAGCGCAAAGGGAAGGCGGTAGGTGTTTTGTTAAAATAAACTCCAAGTAGGTTTTAGGAACTTCGAAAGAGGTTCCTTTTTTGATGCAACGATTGGGATTGCCCTGTGTCGCGACACGTTGGGGTGTGTGGCGATAATTTCTGCGGGTAGGGCAAGTGTTCAAACCAAAGGATCATCAGCCCAAGGCCCCCCCGAGCGTTCGGTCGCCTCGCCTCTTTGCTGCCGTGTGTCCAACAAGCGTAAAACCCGGCGGTATTTTTTGAGTTGAAAAGGCCCGGCGTTTTGGAAAAAGATTGAAAAATGGCCTTCCTCCTGAGCTCCTTACAAATTTGGCCAAATACCTTTAAAACACACGCGCGACGTTGGCCTGTTTGCCCTCAGAATACAAGGCCCGGTAGATTGCACCACCCTTGATTTTGCCTCCGGGGTGTTTTTCGCCATGGTTCAAATTGGACTGGCTATTGATCTCGAACAGAGTGATTAATGGTGTACGCCAAAGAACAGCAGCGAAATAAAGGAGGCACACAGGCATGAAAACACAGACCTTTGGGATTGAGATCGAACTGACCGGACTGACCAGAGAGGAAGCCGCCAGAACCATAGCGGCCCACTTCGGAACAGAAGCCAGATACGCTGGCGGGGGATATGACGCTTGGGAAGCGAAGGACACCGCAGAGCGAACTTGGAAACTTATGAGCGACTCAAGCATAAGGGCCGAGAACAAAAGCGGCGAAGCCACCAACCAACACCGAGTCGAACTGGTCAGCCCGATTTGCACCTACGAAGATATAGAAACGGTGCAGGAAATAACCCGCCTCCTCAGAGGGGCTGGAGCCAAGCCAAACTCCTCCTGCGGGATTCACATACACATAGGGATGGGCGAGCACACACCGAAAACCCTCCGCAACCTCGCAAACTTGGTAGCCAGCAAAGAGGACTTGATATACCAAGCCCTCGCGATAAAGGAAAAGCGCCAAGGCTACTGCAAAAAGGCCGACGAGAACTTCATAGCCGCCATGAACACCAAGAAGCCAGCCACCTTGACCGGAATAGCCGACCTTTGGTACGCCGCCTACACTGGAGAGAGCCGGACAGCCCACTACAACTCAAGCCGATACCGCCTCCTAAACTACCACAGCATTTTCCGGATCGGGACGATAGAGTTTCGGGCCTTCAATAGCACAACCCACGCGGGACGCATAAAGGCATATATACAATTTTGCCTCGCGATGAGCCACCAAGCCTTAACCCAAAAGAGCGCCTCAAGCCGCAAGACCGAAACGACCAACCCAAAATATACTTTCCGCACTTGGCTCCTTCGCCTTGGGATGATAGGAGAAGAATTCAAAACCGCAAGGACGCACCTTTTGGCAAACCTCGAAGGCAACATCGCTTGGAGGGAAACGCCAGCCGCATAGAGAATAGGAACATAGCCGGAGGCGAGCCTCGGCTCGCCTCACCAAAACAGAGGAGGCACATAAAATGGGAAACATATACTTGGCTTACGGATCGAACATGAATCTGTACCAAATGGCGGTGCGGTGCCCGACCGCAAAGGTTATAGGGCCAGCCACACTGGAAGGCTATGAACTCATTTTTCAAGGGGTAAATGGCGGCGCATACGCCACCATTCGAAGGAACAAGAAGAAGAACACTCCGGTCTTGGTTTGGGAACTGGACGACCTCGCCGAGCACCGACTGGATAAATATGAAGGATTCCCGACCTTTTACGGAAAAGCCCCATTCCGAGTCAAGATTGAAGGTAAAACGGTCAGGGCCATGGCCTACACCATGAAGCGCGGATTCCCCCTTGGTATGCCAGACCGACACTACTACGAGGGCATCGAGGCCGGATATAAAGCGGCTGGATTTGACACCACGATTTTGGAAGAGGCTCTTCAGGTGTCCGACCCCGACGCGGATAAAAAGACAAACCCGGAATAAGAATCGCGGCGGGAGCCGCGCGACGTTGGGCGGTGTGGCCTCCGGGCCTTCTTCGTCGTGCCTTCGTCCCCCACAGCGATTCGCGGCGCTGTATTTTCCGCACAGAATTGTCTTGCTATTAATCCCGAACAGAGCGATTAACGGGACAAGCCCGGAACGAGGGTAAACGAAAGGCGGGAACGCCATTGAGCACAGGTTTGTTGAGAACATTTTATGCGTCCTCGGCATGGAACAAATGCCGGGACGCTTTTTTCGCGTCCAAGTTCGGACTGTGCGAGGATTGCGGATCGATCGGTCAGATCGTCCATCATATCAAACCGATCAGAGCGAGTGATGTAAGGGGCAATCCCGCCAGATGTTATGGGTGGGATAATTTGAAACTGCTCTGCCGGGTGTGCCACGAACTGCACCACATCAAGCGGAGCGACGGTCTGAGCTTTGATGCCAATGGCGACATAGTGTTTAAGAAATGAGGAGAAAAGGACATGAACAAGCAACAACGATTGGAAAGTGTATTTGATGCGCTGATAGACCTGGTTCTCAGAATGGCCGATAAAAGGGATTATAACCCCGAGGCTATCCCAGCAATAGTTGAGCAAATCATTACACTATCTGGTTACGTTTCAAAAGAGAGAGGAACACCATGAGGTATGCGCAGACCCAGGGTGCATTGGAAGAATTGTTTAAGGGCGTACCGCCAGAGCAAATGGTCGTTGCCAATAATCTCATCCAGCGGATCGCCTTTATGCACGTGACCCTTGAGGACCTAGAAGAAGATATTAAGGCAAACGGAACCTTTGAATGGTCGATAACCAGGCCGCGAAAACTGAGAGAGAGGCCGGTTGTGAAGACATACAACGCCTTGATTAAGAATTACACCAGTGCGATTAAGCAATTGCTCGACCGACTACCCTCCCAAAAAGCCGATGAAGCTGAAGACGAGCTGCTACTCTTCTTAAAGCGATGAACTATATTAGAGAGTATCACGAACAAATTCAAAGTGGACAGATTGTTGTTAATGCTCATATAAAAACGCTTTATGAAAAGGTGATTCAGGATTTAGATAACCCTGGTACTTATACATTCGACGAGGACAAAGCCACCAAGCCTATTGATTTCGTCGAACGCTTTTGCAAGCAGAGTAAAGGCCGTTGGATTGGCAAACGCTTTGTATTAGACCTCTGGCAGAAGGCTATGGTCCAAACCATCTTTGGCTTTGTGAATCAAGAGGGAAATCGGAAGTGCAAGGAAGCCTTCACCTTGGTTGGTCGCAAAAATGGGAAATCTAGTATGCTTGCCGCCATTGGTCTTTATATGTTAATCGCGGATGGAGAAGGCGGGAGCGAAGTTTATCCGGTCGCCAATAAGCGTGACCAGGCGAAGATCATCTTCACGGAGGCACTAAACATCGTGCGTCAATCTACGCTTCTCAGTCGACACTTGGGAAAGCGTCGCACTGACATCTATTTCTCCGTCAACTTCAGCAAGTTTGAACCCCTAGCGAGTGACAGCAATGGTCTGGATGGGTTGAA